ATGAACCAAACAGATCCTAACGCTACGTCTCAAAACATTCTCGTGCTCGGTGCCGGCGAACTCGGCCTCCCCGTGCTACGCAATCTTGCGCGTCGAGCGCAGGACATCGCAGGCGCGAAGATCAGCGTGCTACTGCGCGCGAGCGCCGTCGAGTCCAGCGCACCGGCCAAGCGGCATGATATCGCGGAGATTCGAGATCTCGGGATCGAGATCGTCGTAGGCGATTTCGTGAAAAGCTCCATCGATGAGCTTGCCGCCTTGTTCGCGCGATACGACACGGTAATCGGTTGCGCGGGCATTACAGCCGGAATCGACACGCCGATGAAGTTGGCGCGAGCTGCGTTGCAGGCGGGCATCCCGCGGTACTTCCCGTGGCAGTTCGGGGTCGATTTCGACGTGATCGGCCGCGGCAGTCCGCAGGACATCTTCGATGCACAGCTGGACGTGCGCGAGTTGCTGCGCAGTCAGCACAAGACCGAGTGGGTCATCATCTCGACCGGCATGTTCATGAGCTACCTGTTCGAGCCGGAATTCGGTGTCGTGGACCTGCAGAACGACGCAGTCCACGCGCTGGGCAGCCTCGACACCGCCGTGACGCTGACTACGCCCGATGATATCGGTGCGCTGACCGCCGCGATCGTGTTCGCCCAACCCCGTATCCGGAACGAGATCGTGTATCTGGCCGGCGACACCGTGACTTACGCGGAGGTTGCCGACAAGCTGCAGGCGGGCCTCGGCCGGCCGTTCAGCCGTTCCGTATGGAGCGAGCAGTATTTGCTGGATGAGCTGGCGCGCGACCCGAACAATATGATGCGCAAGTATCGTGCGGCTTTTGCTCAAGGGCGAGGTGTCGCATGGGACAAGAGTGGGACGTTCAACCAACGCCACGCCATTCCGGTCACCGACGTGGCATCATGGATCAATGCAAACCTTGTTTCGGGCCGCGGCGAGTAAGCGTGAGCCCCGCCATCTAGGCAAACCGTATCGAGGATCGTTCCCCCGAGCAGAAAGCCCGCCCGCGGCCAAAGGGCGCGGGCTCCTGTTTTCCGCACTGACTTCAGCCGAATTCTGCTCGGCGAAGTCGGTGTGTGAAAACGATGTGGCGGCTGGCGGAAGTTGCTTGTTAGCGGTCGTTGGCGACGCGGAGGATTAGATGACGGGTTAGGGTCGATCACGGCCCTTCATGAGGTCATACCCAAGTAACTTTAGACCTGATCCGGCGCTGGCTGAGAGATCAGGTCTAGCCTTACACAAGTTATTGGGCGGTGGACGTTTCGCGCGATGTGATGGAACGAATCCATGCCTGTACTTCCGTCTCTGCCCATAGTGAGAGATTGCGAACCCGTCGTGGTCTCGGGAAACTACCTTCCTTCATCATGTCGTAGATCGTCGTCTTACCTAAGCCGACCATGTTCAGAACGGTCGGAAGTCGCAACAGTCGTTCAGTCGTGGTGCTCAATTCCATGTTCCTCGTTATTCTTTGATGCTCGCCAGTGCGATAGCCGGGCGCTTTTCCGCGTATTTCCGCTTTCGCGGCAGCCGACGTTGGGTAGAAAGGGCCGGGCGCGGGGTCAATTTGCGGCTCCAGTCGGGAACGGCCATGCGGACGCAGGGCCAAGAGCGAGCTTCGCCTTGTAAGTCGGGAATGCTGCGTCGAGCAGCGCCCGATTCGACGCGATCCGTTGCTTATGCCCGATGGCAGTCAGCACATCCGACAAATCGGGGTATTCCGCTCTAGTGGTGGCGGCTAAGAATTCGGCAGTCATGTCGGGGTCAGGCATGTCGATGATCTCGTTTGCCCATTCGAGAATGCGCTTAAACGCTGCTTGTTCTGCCTTTGTTCGTCCGTGAGCTGGTGATTTGATCGAGCCGACGAGCCGCGCCGCGCCCGAACGAATGGCCTGAACGCGCGTCCACGATGCCCGCGATTGGGGAGATACCTTCAGCGGCTCGCTCGCAAAGCTGGTGCCGGTGTTGTATTCGATCGAGTAAATCCATGCGCCGGATGCGGGCTGTGCGACGCGAATGTATGCGAGCGGTCCCTTGATTCTTCCGGTTCGCTCAGGTCCGCATACCGTATCGACAGGCTCGCAGCAGCCGTTTGCATCCGGCTCTGACACCGGCCAGACCTTCGTGGGCGAGAGGCGGCCGAGTAGATCGGCGAGCGGCATCAGCGCGGTATGAACTGCTTCGATCGTCGGCTTCGCCAGTCGCCCGAAGTTCTTGTCATGGAGTACAGCCTGCAGGGCCTGCAAAAGTTGCTTTGACTGCTTCTCGCTGATCTTGGTGTGGGCGCTTTGCCGCGACGCTGCCTGCATCGGCGCCTGAGTCGCAATCGTGGATTCCGCGGTCGTCGACGCAGCGAGTGGTGCGGCGTCGGTGTGGGTTGCTGCGCGGTCTACGTGCTCGGGCGAAGGTTCCGGGTCCGGCTGCGCATCGAGCAGGGGCACCGCTTCGAGGTACTTCTTCGTGACTTTCGTCTTGCCTGCTTCAGCCGCTTTGGCGATCCCGACGACGATGCGTTCGAGCGCTTTGTCGCCGCCGTGCAGGCGGATCTGCTCGATGGCAAGTGTGCCGGTGCATTGGCCGTTACGTACGAGCTGATGCAGTTCTGCCGGTGCCCGTTCGAGCAGACCGACGTCGCGGATCGTTTGATCGGTGACGTTCAAGCGTTTGCAGATGGCGGCAAGCGTCATGCCGTGAATGTCGCGCAGTTCTGCGACGGCAGCGGCCAGATCAAGCGGCGACGACTGCTTGCCGTTGTTGCTGAGATAGCCGTCGATCACCATTTCGGCACGGTTGACCGTCTTTGCGTCACGGACGACGACCGGGATCTTGCCGATGTCCTTGCCTGCTTCGATTGCCGCGCCAGCCGCAAGGTAGCGGTGCTGCCCCTTGTATACGAACAGCAGATCCTTGCCCGCGACCTTCCGCGCGTAGCAATGGAGCGGTGAACCCTTGTCGTACCCGTTTTCCATCATCAGTGCAGTGAGGTGTTTCACCCACTCCGGATCAACCGGTCGGATGTTGTCGGACGGGTCGTAGTGAAGTTGTTCGTACGGGACCATCCACAGGTCCGCTGACGTTGCGCCGGCCGCTGCGGCGGCAGCCTTGATGTTGCCGGTCGGGATTGGCGCGGTGAGGTCGAGCTGTTGCGTGCGGTCGTCCATTACGCAACCTCCTGCGGGGTCACCGTCCGCGTCTTGCCCCGCTTCTTCGCTTTATCGATCGCGTTCGACGCCTCGACACCTGCTGCGCGCTTGGCGTCGCGCAGGCGTTTGATTGCGTCGGCGCAGTTGCCTTCGTCCGGAATCGAGATCAGTCTGCGGGCAATCTCAGTGCCGTCGAGGATCAAATACTCCGTATGCACGCTGTCCGGCAGTGGGCGGCGTCCGACTACGTACTTGCCGATCAGAATCGGGGTCGACGGACGACGTGCGTTCCGGTCGTATCGCGTGATGGTGCGAAGTGAGAGGGTATCTCGACGTTCGACATCGAAGAGAGGTTCGGCTTTGACTTTAATGCACGGCATGACGGTCTCCATGACGCCGGGGCCGCTCGCCCCGGCAATGTCGGGGCGATTTAGACGGTGACGTGGTAGGCGGTCGTCGGAGCGACGACAGGATCGTCCTGGAACACGTTCACGACGACAAACAGCAGAGCGGCGACGACCGTCCAGCGGAAGATCTTCGATTTTTCAAAGTTGCTTTGGCGTGCCGGCTCGGACGGGGTAATGCGGGGTGTTTGCTCGTCGCGGAGCCAGTCGTGACGGTCGTAGAGCTGGCAATCGATCAGGCAGCTCGCTTGACAGTGGTGAGCGGCGGATTGCGAAGCGTGCAGTTCAGGAAGTTCGCGATTCATCAGTTCCTCACGATAGGTTGTGACGTGAGGATGATAGATTTTCTATCCAATCGTACGCAAGAAAAACTATCCTTTCCGGGTAGAAAATCTATCTATTGAGATCGGGCAGGCAATAGTCAGGAGTGGGTGCGCAAAAAAAATCCCGCCGAAGCGGGACTGCGGGAGAGCGAGTTATCGCCTGCGATATCGACGGTGTTCAACCATCACGCCAATGATCCGAACGGGTTCGTGTTCGCTATTTATCGTTGGATAGTCGGAGTTCAGTGGGACCAGCTCAAACACTTCCGCGCCGGTCGTACTCACGCCACGAAGCCTGTACTTCTTGAACGTGGCTTCTTCTTTGCCGTTCTTTGCGACGACATAGTCGCCCGGCCTAGGCGCAATGGCTGGCTCAACGATGATTCTATCGCCGGGCATAAACTCCGGTGCCATCGATTCCCCCTCTACCTCAAGGGCGAACGCATGATCCGATAGTTCTAGATCGGTTAGCAGGTACTCGAACGCACCGCCAGGTGGAAACGGAGTGATTGCCTCGCTCATCAGGCCGGCTTGCACGCTGCTGATCAGCGGTATGCGACGCGTGCCGACATTCGCCGGGACAACGTTCCCAATGGGCGTACCCGCAACGCCGGGGATGGGAATTGCATGTTTGGTAATACGTGCGATCTCAAGAATCTGGCCAAAGCTTGGCTCGTGACGGCCGTTCTCCCACGCTGACACGTTGCCGCGCGTCTTCCCCAATCGCTCTGCGAGTTCATCTTGCTTGAGGCTGGCAGCTTCGCGGCTCGCCTTTATCCATTCACCGATGTCCATGCGCTCAATGGTAAGAAAATCTTGCGCGCGCATGGCTATATTTTCTATCTCTTGAATGTTAGAATTTCTATCATTGCGCTGATGATGGAAGCTCATGGACAACATCGTTGAACACCCCTTGGATCGTGCCGCCAAAGCGGCCGGGCTGACTATGCAGTCGCTTGCAGATCACCTTGGCGTGACTCGCGCGGCGGTCCAGCAATGGAAGCAGGCGGGCCGGCGGGTGCCGGCTGAACACTGCCCACCAATTGAGCAGCTTTGCCACGGTGCCGTGCGATGTGAGGAACTGAACAGTCGGGTCGACTGGGCCTTCGTCCGCCAATCGGGGCCATCGCCAAGCGCAACGCATGTCTGCAACAGCTAACGGTGCGGTTTCGATCGCACATCTCGAATCCTAGTGACGTTTCGTGCGTCGCGACAGGATGAAACGCTCCGATCTCAAACGTTATGACCTGCCGATACGACAGTACCGAATGGCTGGACGTCCTCTATACGTCCGTTCGCAATACGCCCGGCGGCGTCGCCGATGCGGCGAACCACCTCACGATGCGGCGCGGTAAGAACATCACACCGGAATCGCTTCGCCTTCGCCTACGTGGTGTTGGCGACAGTCGCTTGTCGATGGAAATGTTCGAGTTGCTGATCGAGTGGATGCAGGAAAAGGCAGAGGGCGAGGCGTACGCGCTCGACGCGCTGCATGCATTGAATTCGCGATTCGGTTTGGTGGCCGAGCACGTCGACGACCACGCCGCTGACGACGTCAGCGAGCCCGGCACGCTGCGCCTCGTTTCGACGGCGCTCCACCTGCAGGCACATGTCGGTCTTGTTGCGGACGACGTGACACGCGCGTTGGTGGATCAGCGGATCGACGACCACGACGCGGAGAAGATCATCGCGACTGGCCGCAAGGGCCAGCGTCTGTTCCAGCGTTTGATTCACGCTGCTCGCAACCTCGCCGCGCGTCGACGCCGTCGTCATGGAGCGGTTTAAGCCCGGCATGGGGTGCTGTCGTCCTGACCGTGAGCATATCGGCCTCTGCTGCTCGCCCGAGCAGCAATTGGCGTGCGCTGTCACGACGCTCGCATCCCGATTCGACTGTGCCCCCGCCGAAGCGGGGCGCTTGCTGTCTGAACTGCTCGCCGCGTTCCCCGATCGCCTCGCTCCGATTCTTGCGGAAGCGAACGCAGCCGGGCGCGTGCGCTTGTTCATCGAGCGAGCTGCGCGCGCATGCGCCGCGCTCGCGACCAAGGCGGAACGTCACACCTTCCGCGACCAGCTTACCGATCGTCTCTGCGCGCTGGACCTTGCCGCGTTCGACGATCTCATGTCGGCGGAATGGCGTCGACTGCGCGGCAAATAACCGGAGACACATGTGAACGTGAACGGGATCAGTAGCGCGTTGCGACGCAGCGCATCGCAGTACAGCCGCTCGCCGAGCGGGCGGCAGTGCTATGCGGCGGGTCGAGCCGTATGGCGAAGCTTTTCTCACAAGGTCGAGCGCGACCGCCGTCTCGTCGAGCTGGAGGCGGCTCGGCGTGCGAGCTAACAGCGCGTAGCTCAACGAATTGTGATCTGGCCGCCAGTAGTAACTCGGGCGGCCAAAGTAACTTTGATCGAGGGAATTTTTGTATGGCGACACTGGACCAGATTATTCAGCAATTGCGTGCTGCGGGTCATCCTGACCTGCCCGCCGGGCATCCAATTGCGGACGGCAAACATCACCGATACGGGCCGCGCAAGAAATACTGGTATCAGCTTCGCGAAGTCATCAGCAAGGGCGTGGTAATCGGCTATGGCGGCACGTTCGGCCATTTCTCGGGCGACGATCCTGGCACCGAGCGGTTCGAGTGGAGCGGCGCACCGCTGAGCGAGGAAGTGCTCGCGGAGACGCGTCGCCGGCAGGAAGCCGCCGACCGTGAGCAGGCGGAGCGTGACGCGCGTCAGGCGAAGCTCGCCGCGAACCGCGCGCGAGATCAGTGGAACCGCGCGGCAGAGCATGGCGAGTCCACCTATCTTGAACGCAAGCGCATCACGGCCGAAGGCGTGCGTTTCGACGCGGACGGCACGATGTTCGTGCCGATGTATCAGTACGGCGACGATGCTCGGCTCGTCGGCCTGCAGAAAATCACCCCGGACGGCGCGAAGCGCTTCAACAAAGGCATGGAAAAGAAGGGCGCGTCGTATCTGCTCGGCGAGGTCGGCGCAGACGATCAAATCGTGCTGGTCGCCGAAGGCTACGCGACCGCGCGCTCGATCCGCATGGCGATCAATGAGGCGTTCGCAGTCAATGTCTGCTTCGACGCGGGCGGCATCCTCCCGGCCGTGCGCTACCTGCGTGCGACGTATCCGGATGTGCACGTGCTGGTCTGCGCCGACGACGACTGGAAGATCGAGCAGCGCATGCGCGACTGGCTCGCCGACGAGTTCGCTTTCCGGGGTGAACTGGTGTTTGGTGCCGACCCGGTGCGGATCGAGGCGAAGAACACGTGGTACATGGTCGCCGTGTCACGCCGTCGTGACGACAATGGCGTGCAGTATGTCGAGGTGAGCTACGGAAACGACGTGATGCCGTTGCGCCGTAAGCGCTTCGAGAACACGGGCCTGAAGCGTGCGTACGAGGCTGCAGCGACGGTCGCCGACGTCAGCGTCGTCTATCCAGCATTCGCCAATCGCGGCGAGCGCAAGCTGACCGATTTCAACGACCTGCACGTCGAAGAGGGCGTCGAGGCGGTCGAGGCGCAGGTGCAGGCGGCAATCTTGCGCGTCATCGCGCCAGCGAACGAAGAGATTCGGCCGGCGACGGCTGCGGTGCCGACCGCGGACGACACGCCGACGAAACCCGCCGCGACGTCCGCTGCCGCGAAACAGCCGGAATGGGATGGCCGAGAGGCCGAGAACGGCGCGCACACGTGGGAGCAGGACCTCGCGCGTTCGGACAAGGGCACGCTGCTGCCGACGCTCGGTAACGTGCACATGATCCTGTCAAATCACAAGGCATGGCAGGGCGTCATCGAGCAGGACGACTTCGGTGGCCGCGTGATGAAACGCAAAGCGCCGCCGTTCCCGCAGGGCGTGAAGGGCGAGTGGACCGACATGGACGATCAGCGCTGCGCGCTTTGGTTGTCGCAGCGCTACGGCCTCTCGGTGCGTACCGATATCGTGATGAACGCGGTTCTGTTGGTGGCGGACGCAACGCACTTCCATGAGGTGCGCGAATACCTCGAAGGTCTGACATGGGACGGCGTATCGCGTGTGCGCACGATGCCGTCGACATACCTGCGCGTGGCCGACAGCGAGTATGTGCAGCTCGCGTTCATGAAGTGGATGATCGCCGCTGTCGCGCGCGTGATGGAGCCGGGCTGCAAGGTCGACAACGTCCTGATCCTCGAAGGCAAGCAGGGGCATCGCAAATCGACGGCGCTGAAGGTGCTGGCCGGCGCTCCGTGGTTCACCGATACGCCGATCCAGATCGGCAACAAGGACACGTACGCGGTGCTGGCCGGGAAGTGGGTGATCGAGCTGGCCGAGCTGGATTCGTTGAACAAGGCCGACTCGTCGGCGGTGAAGAGCTTCTTCGCGACGGCCGTCGACCGGTTCCGCAACTTCTACGGCAAGCGGGCGACGGACGTCCCGCGTCAGTGCGTGTTCGCCGGCTCGGTCAACTTCGACACGTACCTGAAAGACGAATCGGGCAACCGGCGTTACTGGCCACTGCGTGTCGGTGGGTTGGTCGATATCGACGGCATTGTGGCCGTTCGCGATCAACTCTGGGCGGAAGCAGTGCACCTGTATCGCTCGGGCGTCGTGTGGCACGTAGAAGAGCATGAGCGTCCGCTGTTCGAGATCGAGCAGGCGGAGCGCTACGAAGGCGACGTGTACGAGGACAAGATCGCCAAGGCCCTGGAATTCGTGTCGCGCACGACGATGGAAGAGATTCTCGCGGACATCCTGAAGCTCGATACGTCGAAGTGGACGCTGGCCGAGCAGCGCCGTATCGGCAAGGCGTTGAAGTCGCTCGGGTGGGTGCGCAAGCGCGAGTCGACCGGATCGCGCGGTTGGTACTACGTGAAGGAAGAGCAAGAGCCGGAAGCGGAGCGCGAACTGGTCGCAGCGGGTGATGACGACAGTCCGCTGTGATGGCGTGGCGCGCTGTGCCTGCGCGGCGAGCGCGCCATGTGCCCCGTCTTGGCGCGCTGCGGACGTCCCATGTCCCAACGTCCCAAGGCGCGGGCTCGGGCGCGGGTGCGGGGCGCGACATGCGCGACGTGAGCGGCGCATGTCGCGCATGTCGCAGGCGCGCACCCCTGCAAGCCTTTTCCCTTGGGACATTGAGACATTAGGACGAGTAGGAGAGAGTCATGATCGATTTGAAAGAGCGGGTGGGCGTTGCGATGAGCGTTCGTGGTCAGTTCACCGACCCGATTGCCGATCCTAAAGTTACTTTGGGCGCGCTCGCCTTTGCGAACGATCTCGGGAGCTTGCTGGCCCGAATCAAGGCCGGGCCGCTGCCGACGGCTGCGATGGTTCGACGTGCAACGTTGCTGTTGGCGCAGATGATCCGCACGTCGGGCCGATTCAAGCGTGCGCGGTTCACGGGCCTGTCGCGCGACGAGCGTCGCGATCAACGTGCGGGGCACGCTGTCGAGCGTTCGAAGGTCGACATCGTCGAGCGATTCGCGCTGCGGTTGCTGGATGAGTGGGTGAACGACCAGTGTGTCGAGTGCGAAGGCCGTGGCGTTGTGCGTCGCGCGCGTCCCGTCACGACGTCAACGCACACGTGTGATGTATGCGGGGGCAGCGGGAAGGTGTGTGTATCGGAGGAGCGTATCCCGTTCTTCGAAGGGCGTAACGGGCCGCTGGTCTTTCGGGAATACGAACCTTGCGACGACTGCGGCGGGATGGGGCGGATCGCGGCGTCGCCGGTTTCGGATGCGAAGGGCCGGCACATTTGCCCTGACTGTTCCGGTTCCGGCAAACGGCAAGTCGACGATGCTGGCCGGGCGCACGCACTTGGTGTATCGCTCGACGAGTATCGGAAGAACTGGTCGTGGCGCTTTCACGACATGCTCGCGCTGCTGGATACGGTCGATGGATCGGTGTACGACACATTGCGTCGACAATTGCGAGGATGAAACGTATTCCATTTCAAGAGCGGATCGCGTAAACTTTGCACATCCTTTACCGCGTCACTGGATAAATGCGCGACCGCATACTCGTGTCGCAACCTTCGCCCGACAGGCGTACTGAATCGCGGGAGCGCCGCGACCAACAACGATAACTGTCTGTCGGGATCTGTTGGGAGGGCGTTCGCCCTTACGAAATGAATATCGAAGCCCTGAGTGCGCAAGCCCTCAGGGCTTTTTGCATTGGGGCGCTGAAATGCGAATCGAGTCAACGAGCGCCGGGCCGAGCGAGGTCTGGTCGACGTGGGATGAAGATCGAAGCATGGGGCGCGTTACCGCGCGGTGCTTCGTGTTTGACGATGCGATGGACCGTGTCGTGTGGGCAATGGACCGAGCTGGCGATCGCGCGATCGCGGATATCACGGTCGGTGCGGGTACATCCGATAGTTAGGCCCTTCGTGGATTTCCGCGTAGGTATCTTGCGGCCCGTAGGAACGGCTCAGCTACATGCAACGTGCGGCATCTATGTGGGGGGCGTCGTAACAAGAGAACGTACAGTTTGCGCGATCGTTGGCCACGAAACGGGTTTCCGGAGGAAAGCGTGCCATAGCCCTTCGTCAGTGGGAGGCTGATTTGCAGACATCAACACGATCGGAAGCCGGGAAAATTTGGGATTAGTGCGGAGTGTCCGACAAAGCGCTACCCCATCCATGCCGGGCATCGACCAATCGGTTATCACAAGGTCCACTGCGATTTCCAATATTTTGGCAAGGGCTTCCTTACCGCTCCGTGCCAACATTACTTGGTAGCCGGCGCGTTCAAGAAGCAGCCGAAACGCGTGCAGTGTGTCTTCGTCGTCTTCAACAAGAAGGATCGTCGCCATAATCGACATCCATGGTTGCGAGAGTGCAAATGCGGCCCCTTGGCCCACAGCCAGACTCTAGTTTGCCTCGTCGATTGAGCGCGTACTAGTTCTGATATCTACGCGATCGATCAGTAGTGTGTACAAGTTACCGCGTCGCAATGTTTGGGCCCGGTTGTGTGTGTACGTGGGTAGGCGTCATATGCTCGATACGAGCGAATTTTGCAAAGCGCCGGCCATTTGGATGCGTACGTTATCGGCTCTGCCGCGACTGCGCGTAATCGACGACGCGTGCGGACAACGCATGGCGACCGCACGTAGACATCTCTTCCGACATTCCCACGGAAGTCCGCGATGAACCATTGATAGGCAAGCGGGGACCCTGTAAGTGGCCCGGCATGCGGGGGCTCGCACCCGCGTTTTTTCTCTACTGGCGAGTTTCCATAGGGGGTCATATTCATGCCGACTCAGCAGCAGATCGCTGACCATCTCGACCTTGACCAGTCGGCCGTTTCGCGGTTCGTCGACAAGGTCCAGCTCGATTACCGCGCGGTGTCGATCGACGAGATCCGCATCGCCTACATCCGGCACTTGCGCGAGGTCGCGGCCGGCCGCTCCAGCGAGACCGGCATCGATCTCGTCGCCGAGCGTGCGATGACGGAGCGCGTCGATCGCGAGATCAAGCTGCTGACGCTTGCCGAGAAGAAGGGGCAGCTCGTCAACGCGGCGCAGCTCGAACAGGCGTACGGCCTGATGGTCGGCGCATTTCAAACGGAGCTGCTGTCGCTGTCCGACAAGCTGGTGCAGGAGCTGCGCACGCTATACGGCGTCGAGGTCGACGTCGAATGGTTGAACGAGCACATATATGGATGCCTTGAGCAGCTTTCTGAATACGACCCAGACAGTCCACGCGGTGATTCGCCGGATCGCGACGATGCTACGTCCGCCGGAGCGGATTGGGACGACGGACTGGGCACGCAAACATCGTCGGTTGAGCGCGAAGGGTTCGGCCAGCCCCGGCCGGTATAACCCGAACATCACGCCGTGGGTGTTCGGCATGCACGAAGCGCTGGACGATCCGACCGTGCAGAAGATCGTGTGCATGAAGTCAGCGCAGGTCGCGTGGACAGATGGCGTGCTGCTGAACTACATCGGCAAGCGGATAGACGTTGACCCGTGCCCGATGATCGTCATGTTCCCGAAAGAGAAGACGGCGAAGAAGTTCAACCTGGAGAAGTTTGAGCCGATGGTCGAGGTGACGCCTCGCCTGTCGGCGAAATTGCCGGTTCACGCAGCCCGCGACAAAAACAACTTGTGGGATCACAAGACGTTCGCACGCGGCTTCCTGAAGTTCATCACGTCGAACGCGCCGGACGAAGTGAAGTCGACGCCGGCCCCGGTCGTTGCGGTCGAGGAGCCGGACGACGCGAATACGAACGTTCGCGAGCAGGGCGATTCGATCACGCTGCTGGAGGAACGGAACAAGAGCTATTCGGCCCGGCGACGCAAGATGATCTTGGGCGGCACGCCGACCATCGACGGCCTGTCGCGCATCCAGCAGGCATACGCGGCATCGGATCAGCGCGTGTATCTGGTGCCGTGCCCTGATTGTGACGAGGAGCATGAGCCGGCGTGGGAAAACGTCACGTGGAGCGAGGGCGCCGAAGTCGTACATGAGGTCTACGGACGCGCACAACCGGAGACGGCGCGTTACACCTGCCCGCATTGTGGCTCTTTGTGGGACGACGCGACGCGTATTCGCGCTGTCCGTCGCGGGCGATGGGTCGCGACGGCCCCGTTTCACGGCGTTGCCGGCTTCCGCATCAACGAGCTGGTGTCGCCGTTCCCCGGCTCGAACATGGCCGAGCTGGTCAAGAAGTGGCTGACGGCCGACAAGGCGTTGCGCGAGGGCGACGATACGAAGATGCGTTCGTTCGTGAACAACTCGCAGGGCCGGGCGTACAAGTACAAGACCGATCTGCCCGAGCTGGACGTGCTCGCGCAACGTGCGCTGCCGTACGCCGAGCTGACCGTGCCAGTCGGAGGTCTGGTGTTGACACTTGGCGTCGACGTGCAGCACGACCGGCTCGCAATCGTCCTGCGTGCATGGGGGCGCGGCGAGGAAAGCTGGCTCGTCGCATGGGGCGAGATCTACGGCAATGTGACGGAGCAACAGCAAGACCCGATGACAGGCGGCGTATGGGGCGCGTTGACGATGCTGTTGTCGCACGCATACCGGCATGAGAACGGCTGGCTGCTGCGTGTACGTGCAACGTCGATCGACTCGTCAGACGGCGCTACGTCGGACGCGGTATACAAGTATGTGCGCGCGGCGCAGCACGTCGGTTACAACGTCATGGCCGTCAAGGGCAGCAGCAACGTCGACGCGGAGATCTTCAGCGTGCCGAAGGCGTCGATCGACTCGACGCGCAACAACAGCAAGGCGGCGAAGTACGGGCTGCGGCCCTATATGGTCGGCGTCAGCCGCGCGAAGGATCTGATCCTCGAAAACCGGCTGAAGCTCGAAGGCGACGGGCCGGGCCGCATGCACTGGTATAGCGGCGTGCGCAGCGACTATCTGTTGCAGCTCACGGCGGAGGTCAAGGTGCCGGGGCCGCGTGGTGGTAAGCGCGTGTGGAAGAAGATCAGCCCGCGCAATGAGGCGCTGGACTGCGAAGGCTACGCGCTGCACGCGGCTCGCAGCGTGAAAGTGCACCTGATGACCGAGGCTCACTGGCAGGTCGAGCAGCATCGCGCATCGCAGGTCTCCCTGTTCGATGCGGTGCCGGTGCTGGAGGCATTGCCTGCGGCGCTGCCGGCCGAGGTGCCGTCCGATCCACCGGACTTGCCCGAGATTATCGAGACGCCGCGGCCGTCGCCGCAGGTAGCAAAACCCACCGAAACCCCGCCTCCGAGCGGGGTTTCGCGCATTCAGGGGCGTCGTGTTGGTCGCTCGACGTACCTGAAGCGGCGCTAAACGAGGGAATGGCATGGCATACACAAAGCAGGATCTGCAGAACATCCAGTCTGCAATCGCGAAGGGCGAGCTGGAAGTCCAGTACGCCGATCGGCGTGTGAAATATCGCTCGATCGGCGAGCTGCGCGAGGCACGCACCGAGATCATTCGCGACCTGAACGGCGCGGCCGGGCGTTCGTCGATCGTCCGGATTCGTCACGCCGGCAAGGGGGTGCGATGAAGGCGGGCTTTCCGTCACTCGCGCGGCGCGGATTCGTGGTGCCCACGCGGCTGAAGGCGGCGGCATATGAGTCGGCGAGCACGACGGGCGCACGGGCGAAGTCGTGGCGTGCGTCGAGCGCGGGACCGAACGCGGCGGCGGCGCAAAACCTGCCGCTGCTGCGCTCACGCGCTCGCGACGCGATTCGCAACGATCCGTGGGCGAAGACGGCGATCGCGCGACTCGTATCGAACACGATCGGCAACGGCATCCAAGCGCATCCCAAGCATCCGAACGCTGCGGTGCGAAAGATGCAAAAGCAACTTTGGGAGGATAGCTGCGAGGAGATCGACGCGGACGAGCTGTTCGACATGGCGGGCGTGCAGACGCTTGCCGCACGGGCGTTTTTCAGTGACGGCGAGGTACTGGTTCGTCGTCAGTTCCGCAGTCCGAGCGAAGGTTTGGCGGTCCCGATGCAGATCCGGCTTCTCGAAGGCGATCTGCTGCAGATGGAGAAGAACGAGATCGTTCCCGGCGGAGGCGAGATCGTCAACGGCGTCGAGTTCAATGCGGACGGTCGACGCGTTGCGTATCACCTGCTGCAGCGTCATCCCGGCGAGTACGGGCGTGCATCGACGGCCAACATGCAGACGGTTCGTGTGCCGGCCGACGAGATCGCGCACGTGTTCCTCGCGCTGCGGCCCGGCCAGGTGCGCGGCGTTCCCGAACTGTCGACCGTGCTGCTGCGGCTCAAGTCGCTGGACAACTTCGACGATGCCGTGTTGTTCCGGCAGGAGGTCAGCAACCTCTTTGCCGGATTCATCACGAAGCCGCCCTCCGAGCCGGGCCTGATGGGCGATCCAGTTACGGGCGCTGCGATGGAGTACGACGTCGACGGCTTTTCGCCGGTCGTTTCGCTCGAACCGGGAAGCATGCAGGAGCTGGCGCCGGGCGAGGACGTCAAGTTCGCCGAGCCGCCGGGCGCGGGGACTGACTACGGGCCGTTCATGCGTCAGCAACTGATGGCTGCTGCGGCTTCGGTCGGCATGCCGTACGAAGTCATGACCGGCGATCTGCGCGACGTGAGCGATCGCGTGCTGCGCGTGATCTTGAACGAGTTCCGGCGGTCGATCGAGCAGATCCAGTGGAATGTGTTCATTCATCAGTTTTGCCGGAAGGTGTGGCGCTGGTGGGTCGACGCCTGCGCATTGTCGGGCGCGATGCCGATGGCGGACTACTACCGACGCCGTCGCGACTATCTGCGGGTGCGGTGGGTGCCGCAGGGCTGGCCGTATATCCATCCGGTGCAGGACGTCACGGCCAAGCGGATGGAGATCCGGTCTGGGCTGGCAAGCCGGACAGGTGCAGTTCTCTCGCGTGGTGACGATCCGGAGCAGGTCGATCAGGAGAACGCGGACGATCTCGCGCGCGAGCGCCGGCTCGGGATTCGATATGACACGCTCGATCCGGTCGACGGGGCGAGCGATCTTTCTAATGGGGATGGCGAATGAAAGAGAAGAAGCGGTGGTGGGACATCCGTGCACAGGCGAATGCGACGGGCGGCAGCGAGGTAGAGATCCGGATCTATGGCGAAATCGGATTCTGGGGCACCGACGCCGAGATGTTCGCCGCGAAGCTCGATGAGGTGGCGTCGACAGCGACATCGATCGTCGTCGCGATCAACTCGCTGGGTGGAGACGTGTTCGACGCGTTCGCGATCTACAACGCTGTGCGGCGGTACGCCGGCAAGGTGACGGGGCGCGTCGACGGTGTGGCTGCGTCGGCAGCGTCGCTGATCCTGATGGCATGCGACACGATCGAGATGCCCTCGAATGCGCGGCTGATGATTCATAACCCGCATACGTTCGCGGCCGGCGAGGCCGGAGATCTTCGCAGGCTTGCGGATCTGCTGGACAGCACGTCCGACAGCATGTTGGCGGCATACGTCGAGCGCAGCGGCCGGACGGCGGAGGAGGTCCGCACGATCATGGATGCTGAGACCTGGCTCACGGCCGCTCAAGCGAAGGAGCAAGGGTTTTGCGACACGATTGTCGATCCGGTCCGCATTGCCGCATACGCGGGCGCAGCCCGGCATGCGGCACGCTTCACGTCGGTGCCAGCCGAAATCATGGCCGCGCTGGAGAGTGACGGCGAGGTGCCTCCGGTCAATCCGCCGGCCGATCCTGCGCCGCAGCCGCAGCCGCAGCCGCAGCCGCAGCCGCCGGCAGCGCCGGACGTTGCGGCGCTGGCGTCACATGTGTACGCGGCATGCCGTGACGCGCGCATTGAGCACTGCGCCGAAGGCATCGTGCTGGCGACCGGCCTGCGGGATCGCGCGACAGTCGACGCGGCCATCCGCAACGCACAGGACATCGCGGGCATCTGTCTGGCCGCGAGCCTGACCGAACTGACAGCCGGTTTTGTCTCGGATGGTCTGTCGCCCGATCAGGTGCGAGCGCGGCTGTTCGAGCGCGTGACGGCCTCGCAGAAGCCGATCAACCATCGTGCTGCCCCGGTTGCGTCGCAAGACGCCCCCGTGGTCGCGAATGCGCCGCGTGCGGCGTCCATCTACGCGGCTCGCAAGAGCGGCAAGTAACTTTGACGTAACCCGAGGAGGGGAAAACTCATGTCGAACTGGAAGGTACAGGCAAATCTCCCGGCCGAATTTCTCGTGTCGGAGGGTAACGGGCAGATCTCGCGCGAGCGGATCATCGTGAAGGCAGGTCCGGCGCTGCCGGCCGGGCAGGTGCTCGGCGTGACCAGTACCGGCGAATACGCGCCGTACGACAACGCCGCGAACGACGGTTCTGAAGTCGCCGCAGCGGTGCTCTACGCGCCGCTGGCTGCGTCCGAAGCGCCGCGACCGGGGACGGGTGTCGTCCGGCTGGCTGAAGTCGCTGGCGGACTGCTCACGGGGCTCGATGCAGCCGGTCGCGGGGATCTCGCCGAGCGGCACGTGATCGTCCGCTGATCGCAACACACCCCATTCAAGGCCACGCCGACCGCGTGGCCTTTTTTGTATCCATTTCCATGTCGGAGGTTGTATGGCGGATATCGCCCTGTTTCAAGACGACGCGTTTTCGCTGTCGTCCCTGAGTGCTGCGATCAACGAGCAGCCGTATGTTCCCGGCCGGATCGGCACGCTCGGGCTGTTCGAAGAGGACGGCATCACCACGACGACGATCCAGATCGAGCGCGACGGCGACACGCTGTCGCTCGTCGCGTCTGGCCAGCGCGGTGCCCCCGCCGCTGTTGTCGCGGGCAGCAAGCGCAACATGATCCCGTTCAACACGGTGCATCTGCCGCAGCGCGCGGTGATCATGGCCGACGAGATCGCGAATCTGCGTGCGTTCGGTTCCGAAACGGAGCTGGAGGCGCTGCAGACCGTCGTGAATCGCCGACTCGCGAAGATGCGTAAGCAGCTCGATGCGACGCACGAATTCCACCGCATCGGCGCAATCAAGGGCGCAGTGCTCGACGCGGACGGCAAGACGGTGCTGATCGATCTGCTGAAGTACTTCGGTATCGACCAGACGGTCATTCCGTTCGAACTGTCGACCGCGACCACCGAGATTCGCCAGAAGTGCGTCGAGGTGCAGGACGCGATCGAAGATGCGCTCGGCGCGATGACGTACACGGGTGTGCGCGTGCTCTGCGGACGCGAGTTCTGGAACAAGCTGATCGTCGCGAAATCGGTGAAGGAAACGTATCTCGCGTCCGTGATGGCTGCGCAGCTGCGTGGCGATGCACGCGACGCGTTCGACTTCGGCGGTTGCACGTTCGAGCGATATCGCGGTCGCGTCGGCGACGTCGGGTATGTCGCGGACGACGAAGCGCATGCGGTGCCGGAGGGCGTGTCCGATCTGTTCATCACGCGTTTCGCGCCGGCCGACTACGTCGAGGCGGTGAACACGACTGGGATTCCGTACTACGCAAAGCAGGAACTGATGCCCTTCGGCAAGGGCGTCGAGATCGAGGCGCAGTCGAACCCGATCCACCTGTGCACGCGCCCGAAGGCGCTCGTCAAGCTGAAGGCGTGACATGGCGTTCCGGGATCTGATGTCCGACGTCGACACGGCCGTGAAGCGAGACCTGTCGGACGAGGTCAAGATCGACGGCAAACCGCTGCAGGGCATGTTCAAGGCGCCTTGGCTCGGCCCGGATCTCGGAACGCAACGCACGCAGCTCGTTGCGCCGATCCTCGACATCACGGACGACGATGCGGCCCGTGTGCGCGAGGGCAGCATCGTCGAAGCGGGTGGCGAGCGGTTCCGCGTTTTCGAGATCCACCCGACCGGCACAGGCTGGACGATCCTGATTCTGAGGTGACGATGGATCTGCTTAAGGTTGAGATCGACGTTAAGGGGGCGCTCGAAGCGCTCGCGGGCCTGCCGCCTGCATCAATGCAGGCGGCATGGCGTCGGACGCTGCGCAAGACGGGCGCATGGATTCGCAGCCAGACAGCGAAAGAGGTCAGCGGCGCGACCGGCATTCAACAGAAGCTGCTGCGGCAGCGGATGTACTTCTTCATGCGTTCGCTCGATGCGGGCAAGGTGTGGCTCGGGCTGAATCCGATCGAGGCGCATCGGCTCGGCGCGGTGCGGCGAACGAAGAAGGGGATGCGCGCCGGCCGATCGCTGTTCGAGGGCGCGTGGCGCAAGACCAAGGCGCAGCCGGACGGCGCAATCTACCGCCGCACCGGCAAGGCGCGAACGCCGTTCGAGGTGGTGACGGTCGAGTGGGCGCAGACGGGCGATCTGGCATTTCGGCGGGCTGCGCGTGCGTGCGAGGCGCGGCTGATGACGGTCCTGCGGCAAGAGGTCAACTATGAACTGCAAAAGGCGGTGAACCGTGCTCGCTAACCTGAAGCAACTTCACGACGGCATCGAGGCCGGCCTGCGTGCGCGCTTGCCGGATCTCGAACGTATCCACGCGTACCCGAAGATCGGCAAGTCGATCGACACGCCGTTCGTCGCGATCGAGCTTGCGGAGCTGGAACCGGGACACGACGACGGAACGGGCCGGGTGCCGCTGATCGCGCGCATGCAGGCCCGCGTGATCGTCGACCCGCTGGTGGAGGATGCCGAAGTCCAGGTGCGTGAGCTATCCGCGCGCGTGCTGCAAACGGTGCACGGGGCGACGTGGGGATTGCCCATGACGCCCGGCAAGCAGGTCGGGTCGGCCGGTGAAGATCCGTTTCGGCCCGAGTTGGACACGTATCTCGTTTGGCTTGTCGAGTGGGTCCACGAATTCGACCTGGGCGATGCGTACGAGCCGCCGATGAAGGGGCGTGCGGTGGTGTGGGGTGTCGATCCGGAGACGGGGCCGGGGCACGAAGACCACTACTGGAATCCAGCGGAACAGGGGCGGGGTGACGTGTGAGCGACTTTGAGCTTGGCGAAATGGATCGCCGTATGGCGTGCCTGACGCAGTCCGCGGTCGTGGAGGCGATCACGTACGACCCGCCGCGCGTGAAAGTCCGTGTTGGCGATTGGGTAAGCGACTGGCTCAAATGGCAGGCCGGTGCGGCCGGCAAGGTTCGGCATTGGCGTCCGCCGTCCGTCGACGAAGAGGTCGCCCTGTGGGCACCGTCCGGCGATCTCGCGGGTGCGTTCGTCGCGCCCGGCTACTACACGGAACAGCACGGCGGGTCGGGTCGGTCGAGTCCTGACGAGACCGCGACCGACTTCCCGGACGGCGCATTCGAGCAATACAACCATGCGAGCCATGAATACGTGCTGTCGGTGCCGGCCGGTGGTCGGATCGTGTTCCGCATCGGTGGCACGGAGTTCGAGCTGAAGGCGGACGGCGCAATGCTGCGCAGCGCGAAGTTGCTGGCGGACGTGCCGGACTCGACGTTCACGGGGAACACGACGACCGAACAACTGCTGACGTTCAACGGCGGCATGCAGGGCAAGCCGGGCGACGGTGGCGGTGTCGCGATGAAGATCGCGGGTGGTGCTGAATATACCGACGACGTTGTTGCCGGCGGTAAGTCGCTCACGAAGCACAGGCACCGTGAGCTAGGTGATGGCGAGCTGGTCAGTTCGCCCGTTTAGAGCCTTCCGGAATATTGCGGGGCAGAACGCGCAGTGGCATTTTGAGGCCGACCAATCGCTCGGGTGAGCAAACGGAATCGATCCCATCGAGTCGAATTGCGGTTGCAGCATTTCGGGCTTCGTCTCCTTTGAGGTCGAAAAGAGGATGCAGCCTGATGTCTCTCGCAAAAAAATCCATGCACATCCGGATCGCGAATAGCCTTGATCCAATGGTGAATGGCTCTTGTGGCTGTTTGGCGGAACAGAAGAGACTAGCTCGCCCATTTTCTTGGCGTGGTACCGCGTTGTTGAAATACGACTGAAAGCAGTTGTCCAACTGCTCGGTACCAATTTTCATAAGGCTGCCAATTTTGCTAATCGTGCTCGCGGTTTCGCCGTGTATGAAGCGTTGATTAATCGAGACGTAGTCAAAGGATTGACGTTGAATCCATGTTGCATAAGCAGCCTGATAGTCCTTGTACGACTGCATGCGAACTGCATCTGTAGGCCGAGATTGAAGTGTAAGCATCGCATGCTTCGACGCGGCAGCATAAAGCTCGAACGAGGAGAGCAGATCATCGATAGCGGACCGTAGTTGATCGTAGTCGTGGATCGTCGCTTCTCGCTGTCGGCGCTCGTCGTTGATCTTCTCGGTGAGATGCGTCGCGAGTAAACCGGTAAGCAGGAATCCGACTACGACTAGCACAAATTGATGCTTCAGGAATGCGTTGATATACGGCCAAATCGACGATAGCACTGCAAGAAATTTATGAGCAATCGAATCGCTCCGTGTTGCTTCAGGTTTCTTGGTACGTCGCTTGATTGTCGTTCTGCGTTGTGTGGTCATGCGTAGGCTCCGTGCGGATGTGCGGAGAAATTCTAAACAAAAGTTACTTTGCCTCGCCCTGTGCGGGGTTTTTCATTTGTGGAGGCGTTTATGGCGAAAGACGCACAGCAAGGCGGGGCGGCGGCTCCCGTGACATTCATTGATACCGAATTCCGCAGCCGCGTGATCGTGTTTCCGGACGGCTCACACGTTGCCGTGCTGGCCGGAAAAACGGAGGTGACGGAGCCCGAGCACATCGCATATCTCGAATCGCGCGAGTGCTTCAAGCGCATTCCGACGAAGGCGCGGTGATGGTCGCGCTGGTCGGTATGTGTCGCCGCACGGGCCGACTGATCGGCGGAGTCGAGCATCTGGTGCAGAGCATCGCGGACATTCTGAGCACGCGCAAGGGAGCCCGTCGCCAGCGGCCCGATTACGGCTCGGATATCCCTGCGATGGTCGACCTGCCAGTTACGCGCGGATGGATATCTGCGGCACAGGCCGAAGCCGCGCGTGCAATCGGACGGTGGGAGCCGCGTATCGCGCTGGATAGCGTGAAGGCGCTGTCGGTTGTGGACGGCAAAGTAACTTTTCGGATCGCCGGTCGCTATAGCGGCGACGATGTTGTATTCGAGGTGACGATATGACAGTGATCGATCTGTCGGCGCTTGATCCGCCGGATCTCGTCGAAACGCTCGACTTCGAAGAGCTGTATCAGCGCAAGCTGGAGCACTTCAAGAGCATCTATCCGGACTGGACTGCGGCACTCGAATCAGATCCGGTCGTCAAGCTGCTGGAGTTGGCCGCGTACGACGACGTCCGGTTTCGGGCGCGCGTGAACGATGCGGGTCGTGCGGTGTTGCTGGCGTATTCCACGGGCGCGGATCTGGAGCATCTCTCGGTGCTATGGAATCTGAGGCGGGAGACTATCGATCCCGGTGATCCGGAGGCTCATCCTCCCGTTCCAGCAACGGTCGAGCGTGACGATCGTTTGCGATTGCGCACGCAGATGGGGATCGAGCGGTCGTCGACGGCCGGGCCGTCAGGCTCGTATCGATCGCTCGCGATGGACGCGTCAGCGGATGTCGCGGACGTGCGCGTCGACCGTCCCGAGCCGGGTGTCGTGCGCGTGGTCGTGAAGTCGTATTCGAACGACGGGGTCGCGAGCGCTGCACTGCTCGACACGGTGCGCCGGGCGCTTACGCCTGAGGATCGTCGGCCGCTTAACGACACACTGCTCGTCGTGCCGGCGCGGCCGGTCAATTACGCGATCGTTGCCGACGTGTACGTCGGGCGCGGCCCTGATCCGGGTGTCGTGCTCGCTGCTCGACGGCAGGATCTCGATATCGCTGTTGCGGCAGGCGGGGGATTGCGCGTCGGTATGCCGAGATCGGCAATAACCGGGGCGCTGCATCCGAAGGAATCGGGCGTCGTGCGGGTCGATCTGCACGCCCCTGCGGCCGATGTCGTGTGTGCGATCGATGAGTTCGCACGCTGCACGTCGATCGTGCTCAATGCGAAGGTGAACGATGACGACTGAAGCATTGCTGCCGACGAACCAGACGAGCCTTGAGGCAGCGCTCGCGCAGGTAATGCGCCCGAGCGTCGACCCTGACGTGATCCGGACGCTCTGGGATGCGGATCGGTGCCCGGTTGCATTTCTGCCGTGGCTCGCGTGGTCGCTCGCGGTCGACGGGTGGGAGCTGGCGGAGTCCGAAGACGCGCGACGCGCATTGATCAAGTCGTCGCTGGCGATCTACCAGCGCAAGGGTACGCCGTGGGCGATTCGCGAGATCGTTCGACGGCTCGGTTTCGGCGAGATCGATATTCAGGAGGGGCGTCAGATCAAGCGCCGCGACGGATCGTTCAAGCGGAACGGCCGGTATCGGTACGGCGGCTCGACTGCTTGGGCCGAGTACATCGTGACGCTGCGGCAACCGGTGACGCGGGATCAGGGGGAAAACCTGAAGCGGGCTATTGAACGCTACGCGCCGGCCCGCAGTGCGCTGGCGTGGCTCGATTTTTCGGAGGTTGCGATCCGGCATAACGGACTCGCGACGCGCAACGGTCAATATACGCGAGGGGTAATCGGAACATGGCCGATTTGAAGGAAGAGAGTAAGTGGGAACCGGGGATTCGCCAGTTCGAGACGGAAGACCCGGTGCAGGGTGGCCCGGACGGCGTCGACAACATCGCACTCAAGCAACTTGGCAACCGGACGCGATACCTCAAGGATCGTGCGGACGCGGCCGACAAGGTCGTCGCAGGTCTCGGGAGCGGGAAGCTAGACAAGTCGGGCGGTGCGGTGTCGGGGGCGCTGCTCGGAAAGCCCGGCGCGATCGCTGGCAACAACCCGAAGAACGTCGGGTATGGCTTCGATGGCGATCCGGATACGGGCATGTTCTCGCCGGCAGATGGTCATCTGCAGCTCGGCGCGAACGGCGTGCCGTACGTGGTCTTGCTGGGCAACAATCTGACGCTCAATCCCGGCGGCTTCCTGTTGTTCAACTCGGGCGGGGCCGAACGCGGTCGGTTCACGCCGGCCGGTCGATTGTTGCTCGGGACGACCGACGACAACGGTCGGGACGGGATGCAGGTCGCTTACCGTGCGTCGTATGCGAACGGCGTTCAAATTACCGGCATGGACGGGCCGGACGGCGGGCATCTGCGTGCGACCGATCCGAATTACGGGGTGTTTCTGCGTAATGACGGCATGTCAGCGTACTGGCTGCAGACGAAGAAAGGCGATCCACTGGGCACCTGGAATACGTACCGGCCGTTTGCGTGGGCACTGGATACCGGCGTTGTCACGATAGATGGGACAGGGGTAGGGACCAAACTCGGTGGAGCGGTTGATATCGCTGGTGATCTCACGCTGAAACGGACTGCCGGCGAAGGGCGGATTTTCTTGGGCCAGAACAGTGGCTACTTCTATGCCAATGCGGGCGGTGCCGGGTGGTTTTCGCCGACGGAAGGTGCTTTCCAGTACTACTTTGGCAACCGAACGTTTCGCATCGATGGTCAGCCAGTGTGGCACTCGGGCAATCTGACCCCACTGGACTTGAACAACGGCGGGACGCTCAAAGGTGCGCTATTCCTTGCTACCGGTGCCCGGATCTATCTGTCGGAGGGGACGCCTCAGAATCCGTCGCTGACATTCGACAAGGACGGTGCGCCAGATACCGGTCTGTACCACATCGCCGACGGTGAGTTTGGCGTGACGTGCAACGGACTGGTCAACGTACGATTCACGGCCAACAAGGGCACCATCTTCGATCGCGCGGTTCAGGTTCCGACGCCAGCTGTTGGCGACCGATCGAACAACGCGGCGTCGACGGCGTACGTCGTCGATGCGATTGCGTCGGCGTCGATCGGTCAGATCATCTTCGAAGTGCGATCGAGTGTCCGAGCTGGATGCCTGAAGCTGGACGGCACCCTGCTGAATCGAGCCGATTACCCGCAGCTATGGGCGTACGCGCAGGCGAGCGGAGCGCTCGCGACGGAGAAGGATTGGGCCGCTGGTTGGTGGGGGTGCTTCTCTACCGGTGACGGAGCAACGACGTTCCGCATTCCCGAGTTTCGCGGCGAAGGCATCCGGTGTGCCGACGGTGGGCGCGGTGTGGACGCCGGTCGCGGTGTTGGCTCTTGGCAGGATAGCCAAAACCGATCGCACGCACACGGCGCATCGGCCGCCGCCGTGGGCGACCACTCACACAGCGCGTGGACCGATGTGAGGGGCTATCACGGACACGGCGTGAACGATCCGGGGCACGACCATGGAATCCCGATTGCGTCGGGAGGTGGATACATCGGCGAAATCAACCTGAACGGCGGTAGCCGTGCCGAAAAACGGACTGTCGGCAGCGGCACCGGCATCTCGATCAACGGCGACGGCGCGCATGAGCACGGTGTCGGCATCGGCGGTGCCGGCGGACATTCGCACGCGATCAGCATCGCGGCCGACGGTGGTGCGGAAGCGCGCATGCGCAACGTCGCGGTGCTTGCCATGATCCGCGCATATTAATTCGTGAGGTAAAGCATGCTTTGCAATCAGTACGACAGTTTGACCGGGCAGTACATCGTGAGCTTTCTGGCCGATGTCGACCCGATGAATTCCACCCGCTATCTGGTTCCCGCGTTCTGCACGCTCGAACCGCTGCCCGAGCGTGCGCCGCGCACTTGGCCGTTCTGGCGTGACGGCAAATGGGAGATGCTGCCCGACTATCGCGGTGTACGTCTCTATCGCACGGAATCCGGCCTGCCGGCGGAAATTACCGTGGCGGGGGTCAAGCCTGATGATGCGGGCCTGACCGAGGAGCCGCGCCCGTCGGACACGCATGTATGGCGGGATGGGACGTGGGTCGTCGACGAAAAGATCGTCGCAGACCGGGCGCGCGAGTCGGCGATGAATGACTTTTTTACGCGGTTGGAAAAGGCTCGTCAGCAGAATCGCGGCAAGTCGGATGCACGGATGACGGGGCGGCTGTCGGATCTCGAACAAGCAACGTTCGACGCATGGGCCGACTATCAGGTCGCACTGGTGAATGTCGTGGAATCGCCGACATTCCCGACGCAGATCGCGTGGCCGGCCGAACCCGATCCGGATGCCATTCTCGCGAAGGTGCAGGCCGAGCGGGCGGAGAAAGCGGCTCGCGAAGCCGATGAGGCCGCGAAGCGTGAGGCTGAGGCTAAGCAGGCCGAGGCAGATCGCGCTGCAGCCGAGGCTGCGACGCCGACTCATGTCGACGAAGCTGAACCGCTGCCCGAGTCGGGCGAGACCGCCAAAAAGTAACTTTGCCGATGCCACTCGCCTGATTGGCGTCGTTTCGTTTCAAGCCGCTCCGATGAGCGGCTTTTTTTATTTCCGGAGATCCGCATGGCAGCGACTTCTTTTTTTCACGGCATTACGACGACGATCGTCAACAGCGGCCCGCGTACGATCGCAGTGCCGTCGTCGTCGGTGGTTGGCATGGCCGACACGTACACGCCCGGTCCCGATTTGGCGCAGCCGAACGTCCCCGTGCAACTGACTAGCTACGGCGAGGCGGTACGCGCGTTCGGCGAGAAAAGCGCGATCGCGCGAGCGGCCCGTGCAATCTACGCGCAGAGCAGCGCGGTTGTGATCGCGGTTGGCGTGCCGGCAGCGGCGGACGCGGCGCAGCTCACGTCGGCGATCATCGGCGGCGTATCGGCTGGCGGTGCGCGTACGGGCATGCAGGCATTGCTCGACGCGAAGTCGCTATTCAACGCGCAGCCGCGACTGCTGATCGCGCCTGGGCACACGTCCACGCAGCCGGTCGCGACGGCCGCCGACTCGCTCGCCGGCAAGCTGCGCGCAGTGGCCGTGATCGACGGCCCGGCCGTCGACGACGAGGCGGCGATCGCATACGCGAAGAATTTCGGCAGCAAGCGCCTGTACATGGTCGATCCCGGCGCGAAGGCATGGGACAACGCGACGAATGGCGAGATCGCGCTCCCGGCGTCGACGTACGCGGCGGGGCTCTTTTGTCAGACCGACGCGAAGATCGGCTTCTGGGCGTCGCCGTCGAACAAGGAGATCGTCGAAATCACGGGCACGAGCCGGCCGATCGAATACCTCGACGGCGACGAGACGTGTCGTGCGAACCTGCTCAACAACGCGAACATTACGACGATCATCCGCGAGGGCGGGTTTCGCCTCTGGGGGAACCGCACGCTGTCGGCTGATCCGAAGTGGAAGTTCGTCACGCGCGTGCGCACGCTCGACATCGTCATGGATGCCGTGCAGGCCGGCCACAAGTGGGCGGTCGACCTCGGCATCACGTCGACCTATGTCAGCGACGTGACCGAAGGGCTGCACGCGTTCATGCGCGACCTGAAGCGTCAGGGCGCAGTGATCAACTTCGAAGTCTATCCGGACCCGCTGTTGAACACGGCGAGCCAGCTCGAAGACGGCAAGGTGTACTGGAACATCCGATTTACGGATGTCCCGCCGGCCGAAAACCCGATTTTCCGCTTCGAGGTCACGAACCAGTGGCTGACCGAAGTGCTGGATAACCAGATCTAAGGGAGGAACGATGATTCCGGAAACTCTGTACAACTGCACCGCACACGTCGATGGCCGCGGATACGCAGGTCGCGCAACGAGCGTGACGCCGCCGAAGCTGAAGATCAAGACGGACGACTTCCGCGCGGGCGGGATGGATGCGACGGTCAAGGTCGATCAGGGCATGGAAGCGCTCGACGCGTCGTTCGCGATGTCGACAATGGAATACGAAGTGCTGCGCTTCTTCGGGCTGGTCGATCAAGGGGCGTTCAACGCTGTTTTTCGCGCGGTCTTCATGGACCGTAGCGGCAAGACGAAGAACGTCGCCGCGTATATGCGCGGCATGTTGCATGAAATCGATCCAGGCGACTGGAAGCCGGGCGACAAGTACGAGGCGAAATTCTCGGTGTCGTGCGACTACTACAAGCTGGAGATCGCGGGCCAGATCGTGCACGAGATCGACATCTTCGCGTGCAAGCGCGTGATCAACGGCGTCGACCAGCTCGCCGAAGTCCGTAAGGGTCTCGGCATGTAATTGCCACGTCGACGTCACTCGGCGGACACGCAGCAAAGCTAATTTATTCAATCAATGGCGAGCCGACGGCTCGCCATTTTTCATTTCAGGAATCGCAATGGAAAAGGTCACGGTCCCGCTCACTTATCCGATCAAACTCAATGGCGTCGAGTGCGACAAATTCACGATGCGCCGGCCGAAGGTGCGCGACATGCGTGGTGCGCAGAAGCTCGCGCCGAACGATGCCGAGCAACAGGAGCTGATCCTGTTCGCCAATCTCGCCGACGTCTCGCCCGACGACATCGAAGACATGGACATGGCTGATTACGAGCGTGTGCAGGACGCGTACTACTCCTTTCGATCCGTACGCGAAGCTGGACCGAAAGACGCTCAAGGCGCTGGCGAATCGGCTGGTGCGTGAATACGGCATGTCGCCGACGTCGATCGACGAGATGACGGTCGACGACATGCTCTGGTGGTTGACGGATTGAGGGGGCCGGGATGGCGAAAGACTTAGCGCTTGGCATCGTGATCGGCGGGGCCGTCTCGGCGACGTTCGGGAAGGCGATCACCGACACGTCGTCGAAGATCGACGCGATGAAGAAGCGGGCGAACGACTCGCGACTCTGGCAGCGCCAGATCGGCGAGACGATGCGCCTGCAGGACGAGTTCCGCCGGTTGCATTCGGCGGGCGACAGCGCGGCGGACGGCATTCGCCGCAAGCTCGACAGCAACCTGAAATCGCTGCGAGACGCTGGCATCGAGGTCGGCCGGCTCGATCGCGCGTATGCGCAGCTCGGGCGAACCGCTCGCGGGCTGGATCTGAAGGTTGCCGGCCGCGAGCGGCTGGCGGCCGGGCAAGAGGCCGGTCGCGGCGTGATTGGCGACGCGATGAAGCTGACGGCGGCCGTCGCGGTGCCGGCGACGATCTCCGCGAACTATCAGGCGATCATTCGCGACATCGCGATCAAGGCCGGCATCGCGCGAACGCAGCAAGAAGCCGCGATGGGGACGCGGATCAGGCGTGACGCCGGGGCGAACGGTATCGGCCGCAACGAGCTGGCGGAGGCCGTCAACCAGATGGTCGCGGGCGGCATGGATCTGGATCGCGCACTTAACTTCGCGCCGCTGGTCGCGAAGTTCTCCATCGGTCAGGGCGCGACGACGGTCGAGACCGCGAAGATGATCCAAGCGCTGCAGCAGAACGCGGAGATCGTCGACCCGAAGCAGATGTCGAAGGCGCTGGAATCGATCGCGTATCTCGGCAAGGAGGGTTCGTTCGAGTCCGTCGACATGGCGCGGTGGTTTCCGGTGCTGCTCGCCGAAATGAAGAAGATCGGCATCACGGGGCAGGACTCGGTGACGCAGCTCGGGGCGATGCTCCAGGTGCAGATGAAAACCGCCGGCAGTTCGGACGAGGCCGCGAACAACCTGAAGAACTGGTTTTCGAAGATTGGCTCGGGCGAAACCGAGCGCAACTATGCGAAGGCTGGTGTCGACTATCAGGCAAAGATGCGCGAGGCGATCGGCAAGGGCTGGTCGACGTTGGAAGCGTCGTTCGTGCTCGCCCGCGCGTACATCGAGCGGGTCGATCCCGCCAAGGCGAAGCAACTCGCGGCTGCGGCGAAGCAGTTCAATTCCGAGATGGACCCCGCCAAGCGTCAGACGCAGATGGCCGCGTTCGCCGAGACGATGAAGACCGGTGACCTGTTCAACGACATGCAGGTCAAGGCGGCACTGACGGCGTACATGCAGAACGCCGAGCTGTATTCGAACCTGAAGCGCAACGCGCAGCAGGCGAGCGGCGAGATCCAGAAGGATCTGGAAGCGCGTCGGGAGACGTCCAAACAGATCTGGAGCGAGGTGGGGCAGCGGTGGGACGACGCGATGCGCAGCATTGGCGACGCGTTGCGTCCGATCACGGATCGCGTCGGCGAGGCGGCGAAGGGGGCCGGCAGCGGTATCCAGTCCGCAGCAGACAGCGCCCCGAAGGCGACTGCCGCTGTCGTCGGCATTGCCGGCACGGTGCTGGCGGTGCGCGGAGCAAAGGCACTTTGGAGCATCGGGCGGGGCGTGTTCGATATCGCGCGCGGGACGCTGATGGCGCGTGGTGGTCGAGGGGCTGCGGGGCGTGCAGGTGGTGCAGGTGCTGCGGGTGGCGTTGTCGGTCGTGCACTGGATGCGATCGGCGGGGCTGCCAGCGCGGCTGGTGGCGTGCAGCGCGTGTTTGTCGTGAACATGCCCGGAGGGGGCGTCGATGCGGGCGGGCTTGGCGATCTGATGGGCGGTGGTCGTGCCGGTCGAGCCGCGCGTCGCGCGGCAGCTCGGGCGGGGCGGCTCGGCAGGATCGGGCAGGTCGTCAACGCGGCCCGTGCTCTCTTCGGTCGGGTTGCGCCGTGGGCTGGGAAGCTGGCCGTGGCGGGGACCGTCCTGAAGTTCGGCCTTGCGGCTCGCGAAGCATACGCCGTCGCGTCGAGCACCGATACGAACGAGCGGAAGGCGAGCCGCTTCGCCGGCATCGCCGGCAGTCTCGCGGGTGGTGTGATCGGCGCGAAGATCGGGGCGGCTATCGGATCGTTCGGCGGACCGATCGGAACGGCCGTCGTCGGCGTGCTTGGCGGGGCTCTTGGGACGTTCGTCGGCGACAAGGCATTGAGCGCCATCGCGAGCAAGTTTCTGAGCCGGAAGCCGGACGAGACGCCCGCGAATGCCGAAGCGGTCGCCAAGGCAGCAAAGGCTGCTGAGAGTCCGGCGGCAGACGCCCGCTTCGGGCCACGCATCGACCAGAAGAACACATTCGCGCCGGTCTTCCACGTGAAGATCGAAGCGAGCGATGCCGACATGGCGAACAAGTTCCTCGCGCAGGTCAGTCCGCTGTTGACGCGGGCGCTGGACGAGCATCAACGCAAGGCGAACAGTCGAACGGCAATGTTCGACGCGCCGCATATGTAAGGGAGGCGTTATGGATGTGATCCGCCAGATCACGGGGGCCGCGACGCAGGCGGGAATCGCGACTGAGCGCGTGCGCCAGATGGTTCGCATATTCGACCGGAACCGTGCGGCCAGCATGGCGACAGTCGACGTGCTGCAGCGTCTCGCGACCGGCAATCTCAGCAGCGCGGCCGAGCTGCTGACGGGCGCGACGAGCGCGCTGTCGGTGGCGTCGGATCTGTTTCCGCAGGTCGGCGCGGTCATGCGCAGCTTCAATGCGACGCAGGCGTCGATCGGCTCGATTCTGAAGGCCGTCGACGGATCGAATTTCCCCCTTGTGCGGGCTGCCGCCGACAGCGTGAAGTCTGCATTGGGCGGAGCGTGGAATCAGTTCAACGCGGCGGTCGGGCTTAAGGACTCGGCGGTGATGGACGTGATCAAGTCGACGGGCGTCGGCTCGATGCTGTCGGGTCTGGTCGACGGAGCGTCATCGAGCACGCCGCACCTGATGACGATGACGACGGACGCCGGCGACGCGTTTCACTTCAACCTGTCGACGGCCGCTCACGACAAGTTGCGACGGGCGACGCGGTATCGCGTCGCGTCTCAGGAGCGCCTGAATCGTCAGGAGGCGTTGCAGCCGGTCAGTGAAGGGGGCGAGACGATCACGCTGTCGGGCGTCGTGTTCCCGTCGCTGGGAGCCGGCACAAAGCAGATCAGCCGGCTGCGATCGATCGGTGGCCGGATGAAGCCCGTGCAGCTCACGACGGGCGACGGCGAAGTGCTCGGCCGCTGGCTGTTGCAGGCGATCGAGGAGGAACAGGACGCGCTGCTCGCGGACGGCATGCCGCGCAAACAAACATTCTCGGTGGAGTTCGGCCGCTATGGCGAAGACTTTAAGAACGTCTGACGGCGACGTGCTCGACACGCTCTGCTATCGGTACTACGGGACGCTGCAGGGCACCGTCGAGGCGGTCTACGACGCGAATCCGGGGCTGGCGAATCAACTGCAGCCGTTCGCGGCCGGTGTCGAGATTCTGATGCCGGATCTCGATGCGCCGCGTGTCGAGTCGATCCAGCTCTGGACATAGTGAGGGGCGATGGAAGCGATTTTTCAGGTTGTCGCGAACGGCTCGGACGTGACCAAGGTGATTCAGGATCGCGTGCTGGAGATCCGGGCGATCGACAAACCGGGTCTAGACGCAGATGAGTGCACGATCACGCTCGACGATCGTGACGGCCGCATCGAATTTCCTCCGAAGGGCGCGACGTTGAAGGTGTCGATCGGATGGGAGGGACAGGGGCTGTCGATGCTCGGCGAGTATGCCGTCGACGAGGTCGGACTGCGCGGCCCGCCGGCCAGCGTCGTGATCCGTGGCAAGCCTGCGAACATGCGCGCGACGTCGAAGACGCAGCGGTACGGGAGCTGGTCGAACGCGAAGCTGGCCGACATCGTCGGCGACGTCGCGCGTCGTAACAAGTGGTCGGCCGCGTGCGACGTCGACGTCGTCGTGCCGCGCATCGACCAGTTCGGCGAGAGCGATCTGCACTTCATCACGCGCGTGGCTCGGCAGTACGGTGCGACGGCGACGGTCAAGGCAGGCAAGCTGATCGTCCTGCCGCGCGGCGGCGGCAAGAGCGCGAGCGGCAAGCCGCTGCCGATCGTCACGCTCACGCCGGGCGACCTGCTCGATTACGACATCAATTTCCCGGATCGCGCGAGCTTCGCGGCCGTGCGTACGAAGGTGCATGACCGCAAGACCGGGAAGAAGATCGATCTGACGATCCCGAATCCGGATGCCCCGCCAGGTGCGTCCGCGGTGCATACCGAGCGTCACGCATTTGCCAGTCCGGAAGCCGCGAAAGCGGGGGCAACGTCGCGAATGGCGACGCTGAATCGGCACACGTCGACGAGCCGGCTGACGATGCGCGGCCGCGCTGATCTGTCGGCCGAGAAGACGATTGCGCTGCAGGGATTCAAGAAGGGTGTGGACGGCGAGTTTCTGATCGAGTCGGTCGAACACACATTCGCGTCACGCGGGTGGATCACGGTGGTCACATTAAATGGAGGGAACAAGGGGAAAGCGAAGGTCGGACACGGGAAGAAGAAGGGCAAGAAGATCGATCTGGTGGTGCCGGCGCCGAAGTAACGCCGCGCACTTTTATTCGAAGGCCGCTCAGGGGCAACCGGAGCGGCCTTTCTTTTTATCGGGCAAGGGGAACCGATGCAAGACCATGAAAAGACGATTCTGGAGCTGATCATCATGGGCGGTTTGATTGGCATCGCAAAGGTGTTGGTGGGTAATGAGCATTTGACGCTCCGTCTCGTTGCCGGCCGTGCCGTGTTGGGGTCGGCGACCTCGATGGTGGCCGGGCTTGCGCTGTTGCAGATCCCGGATCTGCCGCCGATCGCGCTGCTCGGGCTCGGTAGTGCGCTCGGCATTGTCGGGTCGCAGTACCTTGAAGTGCTGCTGCGGCGGCACGCGAAGCGTGTGTTTGGGGAGAAGTAACGATGGCTCGAATCAGTATTGCCGCCGCAGGCGGAAAGAACCGTGTGGCGTTTCTCGACACAGTCGCGGTGAGCGAGATCGGTGCGGCGTTGCTGGCGAAGTCGGACGACGGCTACAACGTGCTGGTCGGCTCGACCGCGTCGCGTCCGCTGTTGTTCTCCAGCTACGTGTCGCATCCGAATGTGCTCAACCGGCAGATCCGTGTGCCGTCGACGGCGGCTGGCCGCTATCAGATCCTCACGCGCTGGTGGCGGATATATCAGGCGCAGATGAAGCTGCCCGACTTCGGGCCGGTGTCGCAGGACCGGTACGCGTTGCAGCAACTGCGCGAGCACGGCGCATTGCCGCTGGTCGATGCCGGACGGTTTCGTGAAGCCATCGCCAAGGTGTCGAACGTATGGGCCAGTTTGCCGGGGGCCGGCTACGGTCAGCATGAGAACGACATCGAGCATTTGCTGGCCGCGTATCGCGCGGCCGGCGGGGAGGTGGTCGCATGACATGGATCGATCCGCGTATCTGGCTGCTCGTCATTGCCGGCGTCGTTGCCGGCTCGGCCTGCGGTTACTTCAAGGGGCACCGTGACGCTGATCAATCCGCGAAGGTCGCGGATCAGGCGAGGCAGATCGATGACCTTCGGAACGAACGAAACGAGATTCGCCGCCGGCTGGCGGCACAAGAGGGGATCGCAACCGATGCTGCAAAGAAACGTGATCAGGCGGTCGCTGATGCCGCTACTGCCGATGCTGCTGCTGACGGCCTGCGTAAGCAGGTCGCAGTGCTCGTTGCCGACGTCCGGCGTGCCAGCGCTTCGACCGGAAGCCCGGCAGCCGGCGACGCCCTCGATATGCTTGCCGACGTGTTCGGCCGGGCTGACGAGCGCGCGGGAGAGCTGGCGAGAATCGCTGACGAGCGGGGCATCGCCGGCCAGCAGTGCGAGCGCAGTTATGACGCGTTGATCGGCGACGCGCAAACCAATTCGCCGCAGTAGTGCGGCGATCGAGGCCGGGCGGTCTCGAAAGAAACAGGGCGACCGGAGAGCGTGCAGCAACACGCTTCCCGGTCGCCTTTCCACTGTCTACGCCAGTGAATTGGCCAAGGCCCTGCTACCTACCGGTAGGCGGGCCGGATTCTACACCAAGTTTTAAAACGGCTTTCACAATGGCAAATCCCATCATTCCTTGGATCGGCGGTAAGCGCCGTCTTGCAGATCATCTCATCCCGCGTTTCCCGGCGCACGACTGCTATGTCGAAGTGTTCGCGGGCGGGGCCGCACTGTATTTTCTCCGACCGCCGGCCAAGGTCGAGGTCGTCAACGACGTGAACGGTGAGCTGATCAATCTGTATCGCGTCGTACAGCATCACCTGGAGGAGTTCGTGCGCCAGTTCAAATGGGCGTTGACGAGCCGGCAGGTGTTCGAGTGGCTGAAGCAGACGATCCCGGAAACCCTCACCGATATCCAGCGTGCTGCGAGGTTCTACTACCTGCAGAAAAGTTGCTTTGGCGGGAAGCTGGAAGGGCAAACGTTCGGAACGCGCACCGAACATCCGCCGGGACTGAACCTGCTGCGGCTTGAGGAAGAATTGTCAGCGGCCCACTTGCGGCTCGCGAACGCGTATATCGAGCGGCTGGATTGGGCTGCGTGCATTGATCGATACGACCGTCCCCATACGCTGTTCTACTTGGACCCACCGTATTACGAGACGGAGGGGTATGGCGTGGCGTTTCCATTCGGCGAGTACGAAAAGATGGCGCAACTCCTGCGGTCGATCAAAGGGCGCGCGATCGTGAGCCTCAATGACCATCCCGATATTCGGCGCGTGTTCGACGGATTTCACATCGAGACCGTGCCGATTCAATACACGGTTGGCGGTGGGAGGGGCGTCGAGCGAAACGAGCTGATCATTTTCAGTTGGGACGACGCTGCGCAGCCTGTGGGGCTGTTCTAATTTGCGTAAGTTAAGACCTGATCTCTCAATCAGCGTGAGATCAGGTCTGAGATTGCGTCGCTGTCACTTCATCAAGGGCCGTGATCGACCGGTTGCGGACAATCCAGGCCCGTGCCCGAATATGTCCGCTTACAGCTTTCCTTCGGCCAGTCAAGTCAAATGGCGCCGCGCTTCAAGAAGCCTTCGATAACGGTCGCGAAATATGGCGGACACTCCTGCATCGGGTAATGACCGCAGTTGGGGATAACTTGCAGTTCTGCGTTCGGATGCCATGCGAGAAAAGTGCGCGCCATTGCCTCCGAATCCAGTCCGGGATCCTTATCACCGACGATGACCAAATATGGTGTTTCAAGACCCCGAACGTCATCGACGAAGTCTGCCGTGACGAGCATTTCGAGGTATCTGGCCCGGCAGGCAGGTGAGACTGTGTCGCGGCTTTGTCGGACCTTGCGTTCAGCCCACGAATCGGAAAGTCCTCCGGTGACGAAGCGAAACAACCGCCGAAGGGCATCGTCGTCTTTTATGGTGCTGGCAAAGAAAGCCAGTGCATCAGGACTCAACCGATTTCCAGCTGCGGAAACGGGACATACGGCGATCGCGCTTATGACGCGGGACGGCGCGTCCGCCGCAATACGTTGCGTGACCATTCCGGTCATCGAGTGGCCGACGATATGGAAGTGCGTCCAACCCAGTCGGTCAGCGAGCATGAGGCAATCGGCTGCAATCTCCTCGACCGTGAATTCACCGTCCAGGTTGATGGATTGCCCGTAGCCGCGCAAATCGACGAAAACGTAGCTAAACGAATGGCCATCGAGCCAAGGCATGACTGCATCGTAGCTGGAATGGTCGCCGAGCCAGTCGTGCATGACCAGCACGCGAATTGGACCATTGCCATACCGCACATACCCGAGACCGGCATCCGAGCCAGATCGGATTTCAAGAGAGGCTTTCATTCCAGGGTTCCATTTTGGTTGCAGGAACCAAAACGAAACGCCCTCCCGGCGGACCGGGAGGGCGTTTTGAAAGTGAGGCCATCCTATCAATCTCCGGAGCATGGGTCAATAGGCGAGCGCGTGACAGGCACGTGACCGGAGTACGGATATCAAGCACCGCTCCGGCATGCGCGTTGGCCGCGGTCGAACGACCGCATCTGGCCGAACTGAGTCAGACGATCTGACGCTGTCCGTTTGGTCTAGTCCAGCCTTATACATCTAATTGGCGATGCCGGCGCGGACTCTCGCGCCGGCATCGTGCTTACAGATCAGCGAATGCGGGCAAAAGATCCTGGTCGACGAGCCGAATCTCGATACGGTTGGCAACCTCGACGTGTTCGGAATTGTCCACTGAAAAAACGGCATCTGGGACGCTCACAATGATCGTCCCGGTCTGCTTCCGGCCGGCTTCAGGAACTGGAATCAATGCGCGTGCTTCCGGGACTTGCTGAGTCGTGAGGACCTTCGGGAGATACAGCATCCAACCAACGCCCGGCTTGTCATCAAACACCTGCCGGGGAAAATACTCTCGTGGTGCAACAGAGACATACATCGGGTCATAAACCGAGACGATCGCGGACACTATCTTAGCCACGCCCTCATAGCTGCGCTCGTCCGCCGACGCCGCACTCTGTGCCGGCAGTCCGATTTCTATCTCGCTGGGCCGCCTTTTCGCATCGATGGCCAATTTCAGCCTCGCGCTGTCGGCCGCGTCCATCTGACCATTCCAGAAGCCAAATACTTTAGGAAGGTCCATCTTTTTTTCGTACCGTTGCGCCAAGACGGCCAAAACGGCTGTCGAAGGTATGCCGGGCGCTTCAAACATGGGATAGAGACGGGCTTCTTCCTCGGTATCAGCCTTCAGCCACCACTGCCCTAAACGTTCGTCCTCGCGCGACATGGCCTCAATCACCGGCCATAGGCGGACAAGATGAGCCGCAAAATCGCCAAGCTGGGCGAAGTCGGCAGGGCTACGAAATTGCGTAACTATTTCCATGTTTGTCACGGCACCCATTCTGATTGGATGTGAAGACGGACAAGCGGCGCTCTCATGTAGTTCCAAGTCCGCTCCGTCTGAAAATACCATTTCAACCTCGCAGGAGGATGATCATCTACAACTGCTGCCTGACCGGCAGCCTGCTCCTCCATGTCATCAAAGGCCTTGGTGTACGGTACATCGAGCTTATTCAAGAACTGATCGTACTTTGCCTTCGCTTCTATCAACAAACAGCTTTCCGGTCGAAAGCCGTCGAAGTCACGCTGCCAGACCCACTCCATGCTCCAGGCCTCTTCAACGCTATAGGGGAACCCCGTAATTCGCCCTTGATACTCTCGGGAGTTGTCACTCATGCTCCAGTTGCGGCGCTGCATGCTCCCCGCCTCAGGTGGGCACTTCTTACAGCTCTCTCCTGTACGCGGTACGGCACGGACGGCAGGCTCGGCCTTGCTTGTGTCTTTCGATGTATCTCCCGGCAGACTAGCCGTCCCGGCCACTGCGGCCCCGCCCAATAAGGCGGTTCCAGCGCGAGCTAAGACTGGTCCAAGTTCCACTATCGCCGCTTCGATCCCCGACACCACCAATCCCGCCATGCTCAGCCCCTCCCTTGTCGTCCTGATGTTCGATGCGCCATTTCATGACGCGTAGGTAATCGTGAAAACGTTCGTCGGCCGAGCGGCCGGGCCGAGTCAGCCATGCGTGCGTCGCAGGTCTGTCATAAAACTTCGGAGCGTATGCTTCGATCCGAAGAAACGCAGCGACATTCTCGTCGGACTGAATGCCGAGCCGTCGAGCGGCGATGTATGCGTTCCATAGACGCGTCGATAGCGTGCCGTCTTCGGCCAGCTTCGGGTCCGCGTTGACCAGATCCTGCCGAGTGTGTTCGACATATCCGCGCGCGTCGATCTCGGCAAGGCCGGCGACCTGTTCGCTTGTCAGCTCAAGCATGCGGATGTACCCCCGTGAGTTTTCCATTTACTTCGACGAGCCAGTCGAATGTCGGCACGAAGAACTGCATGCGCTGCGTGAATTCCATCAGCGACGCCATGTCGGCCATGATGCGAGCATCATAGAAGCGGAGGAGGGCTGTGCTTCCATCCGGCAGGCGTACGTCGAGGCGGCCGCGCAGCTCGTCCGCGAGTGATTCGATCGGATATGCGCTGATTAGCCAAGACACGCCGGTGGAACTGCTGGCCATTTTCGAGAGAGTTCGCCGGATATTGCCAGCCGCAGCCTCGTAGGCGAAAAGCCATGGTCCAGCGTCTGCGAGTGACGCGTCCTGCGTGCGATCGAATACGGCTATGGCCGACTGCGATCGTTGGGGCGATGAACCGCCGGCCGCATCAGCGTATAGAAGGCCGTCGACAAGGGCGTACAGATGTACCTGCATGGTCAACTGCTGTTGACGCTTGAAGACGAAAGCCTCGATCGAATTTTCGGTCATGGACTACCCGCGCGCGATCATCGTCGCGGCATTCTCGGCCGCAGCTTTCAGGCATTCGAGACAGAGCGTCGGCGAGGGAGCGAGCGCAGCGGCAGTCGTTGCGATGGCGGTACTTGCACCGCCTGTCGTCGCTGTGCCCGATCCGACGTCGTCGAACGTTGCTGACGACTGCGATGCGATCAGCGTCGCGCCGCACGCGGTTTTCATACCCTCGACGGCGGTTTCTCGTCCGTCGAACGTGTGCGAGTATTGGCGCCCGGTCGGAAGGATCGGAAAGATTCCCTTGCACTGCGGGCAAAGTACCTTGTGTCCGACGCCGGCAATGGGCTTTCCCTCAATTGTCGCGGTCGCGCTGCCCTCCAGCACGCGGCCGCCATGCGTCGTCGTATCGCCGACGCAAATCATGGCTCGGGCCATATGTTCTCTCGTAGGTGTGGTTTTCGTATGAATTTACCATTTCCGAGAGAACGTCTGATGATTGGCTAAATCGTCCTCAGTCAACTACGGTCAATCGAAGCGAGCGCCGTCGATCATGCGCCGGAGCTGGTCGAGTGCGAACGAATCCGGATAGCCGTTCTTCTTCAGCTCCAGCTCGGCCGCGCAGACCATTTTCTCCATGAGCCGCAGTGTTCGGCGGACGTGCACAACCTCCAGCACGAAACGCTGTTCGAGAGTCGGCAGCTTGTTTTTCTTGAACGGGGACGCGCTCCACGCGTCGCGTAGCTCGGCCCATGTCAGCCGCTGAAACTCTGGCAGCTTTGTCGCCTTGTCGGAACCCGGATCTGGCTCGCCTGGCGTGTCGTACAGTCTGCACCTCATCTCTTCGCGCGCACGCCACTCGTCAGAGAACGGCGCGACCGGCGCGCGTGCGTTGCCTATTCGGCCAGCCCGCGTAATCTCTTTGTCGATCTTGATCGACAAGCGCCGCAGCGGAGCCGCGTATTTCAACGTGTCCGCTTGTTCTAGGTACGCGATCATGCGCTTGGCATCGTCCGTGAGCGAATCCATTTCCCTCAGCGTAATCCGCAGGTGCAGCACCTCCAGAATCAGGCGATGAACCTCGGCGTAGGTGCACGTGTTCCACCATTTCGACAACTCGTCGAAGCGCGGCGGACTAAATGGGGGCAATATCATGATACGGGGATAACACTGTATGGATATACAGTTTATCTTGTGCCAAGATGGTGCCGTCAAGTCTCAAAAATAGGGATCGAGGAGTGGCGCAGTAAGATCTGAAGAGGGAGGCCACCGGACGGAGGGTGATATGTTGCGACCCATGACAGCCGTGCAATCGGCATTCGTCGACATGTGTATTGCAGATGCCAAATACCATATCCTAAGCCTCATGGAAGTCACGGTCATAGGGTACGAAGCGCGGTGCTACAACGATCTAGGCGGGAATATCGTCGTGGGGAAATATGGCTTCTGCGAGCATCAGGTGATGCTTGGCCGGGAATTGTTCCCCGACGCGCCGGGCCAGCCCGAAGGCTCCGGGTTCGATGAGGTCTATTACGACATCATTTGCACCGCGCTGGACGATTGGCTCAGCGGCCCCGTTATACCGCTGGACCAGATTCAATCGCCTCCAGCGTTGGGCTATGACTAGCCGGACACTGGCATCCCGGACAAGTAGAGGACGTGAACTGTGTGCACTAACTACTATCCGCCGGGCGAAGATCCGGGCCTGAGCGAACTGAAGATCGACAATTTCCATGACCTGTACCGCTGGACGCCGTGGAAGCCCGAGATCTACCAAGACTACGATGCGCCGATCGTCGGCTACGTTGACGGGCAGTTCAAGCCGCTGATCGCTGGCTTCGGCTTCTGGCCGCATGATCTCCAGAAAGCAAAGCGAGAGGAAGACAAGAAGGCAGGGCGCCCCGTCCGGAAGTTTCTGCGCACGATGAATGCGCGCGACGACAACCTCGGCGAATCGAAGTTGTATGGCCCGGCGTGGCGCAAAGGGGTGCGTTGCCTGATTCCGGCGGACTACATCCTCGAACCGTCATATCCGGATGCCCGGCAAGACGACAAGGGGGAATGGATACTTGGGCCATGCGTATGGCAGAAGATCAGCGTTGTTGATCGCCCGACGATGTGCGTCGCTGGCATTTGGCGCACGCTGACGAACAAGGACGGCACCAAGCGGCATGCGATGTCGATGATTACGGTCAACGCCGACGGCCATCCGGTGATGTCACGCATGCACAAGCCATTCGAAGAGAAACGGTCTGTTGTGATCCTGCGGCCTGACGATTGGGAAGAGTGGTTGGCGACGCCAAACATCGAAGCCGCACGCGCAATGCTCCAACTCTATTCGGCTGAAGAAATGATTGCTGAGTCAAAGTCACTTTGACGTAGTATCGATCAAAATTAACCAGCAGTTTTCCTTGGCGGCATATCGTGAGCAATAAAATAACCTATAAGATTTCTGGAAAGCATGGATCGATAGAGAATCTCGTTTGGGCTGACGTTCCCCCATTTGCAATTGTGACTGGTGAAAATGGCGTTGGTAAAACTCATTTGTTGGAATCTCTCGCAGTGGGCTATGGGCAGCAGCCACCTAACCCCAATAATCATTACGTTGGCCGTCAAATTCCACGCCCGATTAATGTCAAAGTCGAGATCGAAGGCGTTCCACATCCTCACGGTCAAGTTTTCTATGCGGGTACGGATTGGATTCCTCAAAATTGGGGATCAAGCTCTCTCGAAGACATCTCTACGCGAGCCCATGCTCTATATGACGGCGGGGATCGAGCCTGCGACAAGGAGCCGCGAGATCTCTTGTATGCGGATTGGCAGGTAAACGAGAGAAGAGACGGTCCTGTTGTGTTTCGGGAATATATCAAACCCGACTGGGATAAATTTGAGGCTCGTCTGACTCCTTTAAATCTGGCCAGCGAACCGAACAACAAGAACTTGGCGTTTATCTTTCTCGCTTATGCAGTACTGAAAGCCGCCGCGATCGATCGGTCCAACCGCACCGGAGAGGATCTCGAAGCCGCGATTCGCAATCTGGGTGATCCACCGTGGGAGACGTTCAATCGACTCTGTAGGGAGGCTGACTTAAAGTTTGAGGTTCTGCCTCCCCTCGTTGAGCGGCAATCGATTCTAGGACGCCCCGTAGCAGGTTACAGCTTGATGATTCGCGACATTGTTCGCGGCACGGTAGTAAGCGAATCCGAGGCGTCAGCCGGCGAGCGAGTCATGTTTAGCGTCGTTGCTTGGCGCTTTCTTGCCGAAGCAGCGGGCATTCACTATAAAGTCATGCTGCTTGACGAGCCCGACGCGCATTTGCATCCCTCGCTAGTTAAGCAGTTCCTTCGCGTTCTTGAAACCGTGATGGTAGACCGTCACGGAGCAAGGGTGATTCTTACGACGCATTCGCCGTCGACAGTCGCGCTTGCTCGAGACGGTCAGGTTTTTGAGATGAAGCGTCATGGCGAACCACGAATTGAGCCAGTCGATGATGTATCGTCGGTGATCGCAAAGCTAACCAATGGCCTTGTGGCAGTCGACAAAGCAACACGTTTTGTGGTTCTAGAAGGAGTCACCGACCCTCCATTTTATGAGCGCCTGTGGCAGTTGCTTGTTGAATCGGGTCTGCCCATTTTTCCAGGCGTAGCATTCTTTACGCGCGCCGGATGCAGCAAGGTGCGGGAAACAGTTCAGTACCTGCGAGAATGGGATTTCAGACGCTTCTATGGTGTGCTTGACCGAGATGCGCCTCCGAATGAGAACAAGCCAGACGACGGCCTCTACGTTCTTGCGCGCAACGGTGTGGAGAACTACCTCTTTGATCCACTCAATGTTTGGCTTTGCCTCTGGACTGAAAAGCCCGCCCTAGTTAAGGCGCAACTATACGACATACCTGAGCTACGCCAAGGCAACGGGCATCTGCTGAAAACGATGCCTATCGTTACCCTGCAGAGGGCTACGGATTCTATCGTTGAGTGTGTCAGGCCGCAGTTGCAAGCGTTGGCAGCGAATGCTGATGAGCGTGTTGACGTTAGCTATGTTGGAGGGCTTACGTTGAAGTATCCGCGGTGGGTGATCGAGCACGACGACCATGATCTAGCCGCTGCTGTACGAAAGTCATTCGGTCAGTATCCATTTCCGGATCGCGATATTCTGATGAGCTTCATGACGTTGAATCTCATCTCTCAAGACTTGTGGGATATTTTTAAGGAGATCGTCGCGTAGGGCAGTGGCAATCTCGCGAGCAAGAGCGGTCAATGTTGGCGGTTAATGTGACTAACTTGCTGAAAACAAGCAATACCAAACGGTGAATGCGATGATCGAGGGGCGCCTAGTACTAAAACTGGACGATGAATTTCGTCATCTTGCGTCGTACGCGCTTGAAGACGATGGGTCGTTATACCTTTTTTTGGTTCGAGAAGGCACTAACGACCATAGGTTACTGCATGAGGTTGGGCAAGAGGGACTGACCAAGGTCGACTTCGAAGGGCGGCGACCAAAGACGAAGAAAATCTCGTACCACGCGTCAGGCCTCATTAGGTACCACAACGCTGATCACCAGAAAGTGTTCCGTGAGCCGTTGTGCGCGGTATCAACTGTCAACCCGATTGTCGCTTACGTTATCCCCTCTGTGCAAAAACTGGATAGATTAGAAGGTACCCGCGATAGCGATTTCGTTTTCGAGCTTGAAACGGACAGCCGCATGCAGTTTTCATTCTGCGTGACGCCGTGGCAGCACGTGCCGTCGTGCAATCACGCTGCGATTCGTTTCCACAACTTATTTGCACTTGTCGTTGAAATTGGTGGACCCGTAATCGAGTTGCCGAAAGAGCTAGCGCAGCACGTAACTACTTGCGCGATCAAAGAGGGATTTCCCGTGCCGCTACTTGACGAGCCGACGGCTTTTACACGCTTCCACCAACAGATGAATCAAACGCAGAGTTTGATCTTGTACTCGCCCAACGCGAAGGGCGAGTATCGGCTAGTTTGCGCAGTACCTATGCGAATTCCTCCTTCGCTCGAAATTCGCTTTGTCGACAAGTCCTACACTGCCGAGACGCTTCCGCCGCATCCAAAGCGCGGCACGGTAGAAGTCAGATTTCGGGTAAAAGGCAAAGGTGGCTACATTCGACAAGAAGTGCCCATTGAATTTTTAGCCTTGGACGCAAGATTGTAGACGCCGAACTGATCTCGTCAACCTCCCCCTTCCGAATGGCCACCGCACTTTGGGAGCGGCCATTCAAATCGTAGTGGTTTCAATGGCCGGTCGGGGTCGGTAACGGCCCTTCCCCAAACGGGTGAGCGTAGGTCTTGGCGTAGCTTTGTGCGCCGAACCTTGTCAGATAAGGCGCAGGTACTGCTGCATCATCGGTCACTGACGGGGGCACGTGCGGTACCCCCGTCTTGGAGTGCCTCTGCCTCGACGTCGTCGAGCCAGTTCGCCCACGCTTGCATCATCTCCCGACGCTCTGGCAAATACTTGGCATGGTTGTACGTCGAGCGAGTCCTGTCCTTGTCTTTGTGCGACAACTGCATTTCGACGACTTCGTCCTTCCATCCCATTTCATGGAGGTTGGTCGACGCGGTTGCCCGAAAGTCATGACCAGTTATCGGTTCAGGGTTATCCGGAACCATGTAGTCGATCGCCCGGTTGATCGTTGCGCGACTCATATGTGGGCGCTTTCGATTGCTATGCAGAATCGGCAGGATGTACCCGCGATTTCCGTACATTTCCTGCAGCTCGCGCAGCAGTTTCACTGCTTGCGTGGGGAGGGGAACGATGTGGAGGCGTCGTGATTTGATTTTTTCCGGCGGTACCCGCCATTCGGCGGTTCCCAGGTCGATTTCTTCCCATCGTGCCCGGCAAAGCTCGATCGTTCGTGGAAACAGCATCATCAGCAATCGAATCGCAATCGCGGTTCGTCTGCTCTTGTAGGTGGGAAGCTGGCGAAAGAGCCTCTTCAGTTCTTCACGGGTCAACGCCCGGGCATTCTCTGTCGGAGGTTTCAGGACCGAACCACGCAGCACCGACGCGGGATCTGTATCAGCTCGCAGTGTGATCACCGCATACTGGAACACATTGGACACGTACTGGCGTAGTTTGATCGCTACGGAAGGGGAGCCACGCTCTTCGACCCGGCGCATCAAAGCAAGCACGTCATGGGCGGTAACAGAACGCATGGGGCGGTTCCCGATGAACGGGTACGCATCGGCTTCGAGCATGCGGAGAATCTCGCCAAAGTGCCGCTCGGTCCAGGTCTTCCGCTTCTTCTCCAGCCACTCATCGCTGACTGAGCGAAAAGTTGCTTTGCCTTCGTCGATACGCGCCGACAGCACTTCCTGTCGCGCATGCGACGGGTGCAGTCCCTTCTTTACGAGTTCGCGGGCGTCGTCACGCGCCGCGCGTGCGTCTTGAAGGCTGATCGTTGGATATTCGCCGATCGCGAAGAGATTCTCCTTCCCTGCAATTCGATACTTGTATCGCCAAAGCTTGGAGCCGGACGGCTTCACCAACAGATACAGTCCATTGCCGTCGGTAAGTTTGGTAGGCTTGTTGCCTGCCTTCGCTTGTCGGATCTTGATGTCGGTAAGTGGCAC